TCTAATTAACTGAGGTAGGTCAAATTGTTTCCATGACCACTCATCTTCGTCAATTAAAAGATACCCTGTCTTGACTATATCTCTGTGAAAAGATGTAGTCATAGGAGAGCCTGGATAGACGATGTTTCTTTGTGTATTTGTATGACTATGTAGGTCACCTGCGTACACGACAGGAAAAGCATCAAATCTATCTAGGTCTACTTCGGGTGTCACATGAGGAGGTATTTCACCTCTTACATGTGTATATAAAGGCTTGTTGATATTACATTTTTCTATAAAGCCTTTCTTATGCAAATCTGCATAAGGTAGAATAGTTCCCCATTCATACTCTGTAGTTTCATCTATTATTTCAACAAGTGGGTTTACATCAGACGTGGCTCGTTTAAGATTAGAAAAGAAAGTCTTATTCTTTTTAGTAGCTTCATGGTTACCATCATAAATGATAGTAGGAATTTTAATATCTTTAATAAAATCAAAGTATATTGTTAGTTCATCCATTGAAGGCACTCTATCAAAAAGGTCTCCGCCTATGATATGTAAATCTACGTCATTTTCTAACTCATGTAGAGTCTCAAAGAATAAATCATATCGTGCGCAAGCCCAAGCCATAGGAACATTCTTTTGCCCTAGTTTAATATGCCAGTCTGCTGTAAATAAAATCATGCTACGAAATCCTCGCCTGGTTGCCATGCGCAACCTGTGAGACCACCAGCTTTTAAAGCTTGTAGTGTTCTTAGCACTTCTTTTGCATCTCTTCCCGTATCTAATGCATTTACTGATACGTGTTGGATAAAGCCTTCATCATCAACTATAAAAGTTGCTCTGTAAGGTACTCCTTCATCGGGGTCAACTATCCCTAGTCTATTAGCAAGAGATAGTCCACTATCTGCTGCCAAGTTGTGTTTGATATTGCCTATGAGATCATTTTGTTCTTTCCACGCAAGTTTACAGTATTCATTGTCGCCACTGATACCTGTAACTATTGCTTCTCCTACCAAACAATCCATGTCTGCTATTTCAGTTGGACAGATGAAAGTAAAATCTTTTGGGTAAAAGTAAACTACATTCCATTCTCTGTCATCAAAGTATGCTTCTACAATATCATTGTTAGAACTTACTGCAGGCAGTGAAAAGTAAGGAAATTCTTCTCCTATTCCAATCATGTTTTTCTCCTTACGAAATTGAGAACTCAGAGTCTACATCAGATGGGGCATCAGCTCCTTCAGATGGTTGAGTAACTCTTTGTAATAGTTCTAGTTGAGCATCAGGTGTAGGTCTAGGTAGAACGTCGTCCATTGAACGAATCTCAGCTATAGCTGAACTCTCTGCCTCTGACAAAGCACGTACTTTGCATTTTAATGCTTGAAGTCTATACTCTACATTGAAAGCCATTGGACCAGTCTTGACTCTTTGAAAATGTATGTCCCAACCAGTTTCTACATCAGTAGGATCTCCGAGATCTTCTGCTGCAACCATGATTTGTTCCATTAGTTTCTTTTTAAGATTTACTACTTTTACATTTCCATCAGATGGGTCTATGCATTGACAAGCATATGCCCAACCACATTTAAGGTCTGGAAAGAATTCACGAACGTGATCTTTCTCTTTGTTGTTGAATGTTTCTGTTTGTCTGTCGAAAGCAAGACATTCCATAGGAATATTTTTGCCGTTCTCACCTTTAATCCAGTAAACATATCTAGGTAATAGATCTCCTACTATACGGAGTACATTGTCTCCTTCTTTGTATGTGTATTGATCTATCTTTTCTTTTTTTGCGCTCCCTTGAGCTTGGTTAAATTTTATTGCCATTTTAGTTTTTTTCCTTTATGATTTTCTTCGTATCGAAAATAAATATAATCATCTACGATTTGAAGTAATCGATTGTCGTTTGTTATTTGTTTTATTAAGGGGTTATACAACATATGTAATCTTGTATCCCCATCTTCTTTGTATATAAAATAATTTCTAAAAGAGGCAACCATTAAATATGTTGCACACTCTTCTGGATAATACTTTTTGTGATTAGCTAATAATTTTTCAGGGTGGAGTAAAAAACTTCCACCGACGAAATCGCCCGCCCTATATTTATAAGCAGGATCTTTTCGATTAATTGCTACACGCTTGTAAGTAAGGACATGAATAATTGCGAGTATTTGAATTGCATCGCCTTTCGTCACTCTAATTATTTTTTCCCAATTATATTTTATCATTATATTATATCAAAATTTAGAATCCGTGTCAAGTAGTATTTTTCGGAGGTCTTTACAAGGTTGATATATCATATCCTTGTTTGATATAGTATCCTAGTCGTTGACTAGCCTGTCGCCTTGCGGTATTTCCGATTAAATTTATATCAACAACTGTAGGTTGTTGTTTTCCTTCATATGTACGAATAATTCTTCCTATGAGCTGTGTAAGTAACGGCTCGTTATTTACTGGTGTACCAAGAATTAAACAGCTAAGAATGTCTAAAGAAATACCCTCTGAGAAAATACTTTGTGTCCCATACAGTATATTTTTATCTTCAAAAATCTGTTTAATTATATCTGGTCTTTCTTCGTGCGGGACTGCTCCCGTTACACAAACTGCACTATCACCAGTGAGTTTCGCACAGTTTTTTAGGAAATCCACTCTATCAGATACTACTAACACTTTGTGACCTCGGGCCGCATATGCACTAGCAGTCATGGCTATAGAATTTTGATACTCTGAGTCGTAAGCCAACTCATTAACTCTATTAGCCCATGGGATAGAGTTTCCGTCCATGAACCTAATTGGAAGTTTTAAGATGTCAATTTTTGGCATCATAAAGTTTTCCTTTGGTGGTTTGTAAACATTGTCTCCAAAATAATCTCTAAAGACTACATGTCTACCATCTTTTCTTTGTAATGTACCAGTAAGACCTATCTTATACCTAGCACAATTTTTATCTATAATTCTTGAGAATGTCGGACTACTAACATGATGCATCTCATCTAGGATAATAGTTCCAAACTCTTGTCGAATTTGTGGGATCTTTCTGTATAAACTTTGTATATTCCCTATCACAATAGGACTATCAATTTCAAATTTACCACTACCAATAATGCCAGGAGTAAAACCAAATACTTTTTCACATTCAGTTTCCCACTGTTTTCTTAATGATAAAGTATGTGTTACTACTAGAGTTTTCTGTCCTAGTTTCCCAGCTATTGCTAGAGCCGTAAATGTCTTACCCCAACTTACCCAAGCGTTAATTATACTACTGTCTTCAATATCGTCATATACAGACTGTTGAGACTCTCGTAAAGTAAACTGGAATGAGGGGAAGTCTACGGGAATATCCGTTCGTTTGTCAACTATTTCGTGGTCTTCTGGGATTAAATCCATTCTTCCAACAGGTATAGCTACCAACCCTTGTTTTATAAGAGCCATATTCTTTATTATAAGAGGTGGATCTCCGTACTTAAAAGAAGGTATAGCGTATGTAAGTTCATCATCTATTTTCTTTTGCGTATGCGGAAGTACTTCTAGGTATATCCTATCACTTATTACTGCTTTCATTACCAGTGATGTATTATGCCTGAAACAATAAAGAAACACGTTACAAAATTTGCAAGTACAATCAAGCTACGAAATATAGCTATCGCATCCGCTTCTATAGGATTATCAGATGCTTTTTCACCTAGGCTTTTTGCCCACAATTTCCAGATTATTCTCATTGTATTATATCGTCATAGCCTACTGTATAGTAAACCACTAGCTCTTCACCAGCTTTTATGGGTTTAATTGCATATAGTTCTCGCTGATCTCCATGGTGGTAGTGTACATTTGTGTTTATAAAACAGTTAGGACTCTCTGAGTGATTTATAAAACCACCAAGAGGAGTTCTTATCCACTCATGCCTATTAGTTTCCCAGACATGAGACACTCCCAAGAATGTACCTGCTCTCAAATCTTCTTCAGCAAAGAGTCCCAGTCCGTTTACGGAACTTGGTTTTACTCTAAGGTACTCTGGTAAAGGTCTATAATGGTGTGGTCCAAATTTCATATTATCTAAATGTGTATCTTATTTCCGTTTCTAGTTTATTATTGTTTTCGTTTTTAAACTCTATCTTTCCTTTGAATGTCCAATTAACTCTATTAAATTTATATCCAACCTCTTGTGTCTCTCCTAGTTCAAGGTACATATTATTGTCAAATTTATACCCAGCTCTAAAATAGTTTGAATTTTTAATATAGTTATCATATTGAAACTGTGCTTCATTCTTATACTCTATATAAGGAGCCGCACCTAAATATGATGCAAAAAACCCTACTAAAATTATTAATTTCATACTTTTCTCCATGTATCTTTTTGTTTAACTTCAGATACTTCATACAGTATCCACGGTATGCCTTCCCTGTAAAGAACTCCTGCCCAAGTACAAGACTTAGGCAGAGGTCTTTCGAGAGCAAAGGGGAAAGGGCAATCCTTCAGCCATAGCACTGTGGCTATAACTTTTTTCTCTACTCTTAAAATCTTATGATACTTTAAAGAAATATTATGTTTTTTCTCTTTTCTAAAAAAGTATCCCGAATTATCTATGTAATACTTACCTTGATGATTCAAGTATGCAGGTATATCTTGTAGCATATATTTTATAGGATATATACTCTTCATTGGACTCTGCAATCGTCGGATTCCTAGAGTCTTACCTTTCATGTTTGTATCATCAAGAACTTGATTTTCTATCCATAAAATGCCGTCAGCTAACAGTACTTCATCTGTATGTACTGGAAATACTGGAAATTTTAATTTATCATAGATCATACATCTTTTCAAACTTACCAAAAGAGTAGTCTTCTCCAATATCAAAGTCACAACCAACTGGTGTGCCTGGTATACTGAATCCTCTATCTTTTTGAATAAAAAGTTGTAGTTTTTCTGAGTATGCTTCTACTTCACCTTCTGGCACTTCTGCTAGAATAGAGTCATGTACTAAAGCAAATATCTTTGATTTCATATTATTACTTTTAATGTAGTCATTCATGTCAACAGCACCAAGTAAATTAATATCAGAAGCAACAGACTGAACTAAAAAGTTTAGACCAGACCTTACCTCATGACTTTGTATGCCTCTGTTGTCAGAATTAACATTAGGCAGTCTTCGTTTTCTGCCTGTAGCACCATAGATAAAACCATTGTCTCTAATGAACTTAGATGATTTATCAATCCAAGCCCTTAGTTTAAAGAACTGTCGGAAATAATCATCAATAACTTCTTGTGCATTATTAACACTAAAGTGTTTGCCAGAGTCTTGTGTTACCTGCTGAGATATTTTATTTGCACCAGCACCATACATAATACCAAACGTTACAGCTTTAGCAGCCTGTCGTTCAGTTGAATAGTTTACTGCAATATCTTCTACATCGCCAGGAAGTCCGAAAACTAACTTAGCAATACTACTATGAAAGTTACCTCCATCTTGGAATACTTTCTGTAAGTTCTTATCATCAGCTAGAACAGCGGCAACATATACTTCGGCAGTTGTCAAATCCATAGCAACAATCTTGTTGCCAGGCTTAGCTTTGATACAACCCTTAACTATAGGATTGTCCCGAGGTATTTGTTGCATATTCATTTTACCACTAGAGGAGAGTCTACCTGAGGTAGTGCCATGCAGGTTAAAACCTGTACGCAATCTTTCATCTCTGTCGAGTTGGGGGTAGATTTTATCTAAGTAAGTATTCTTAATCTTTGATTTCTTTCTAATATCTAGAATATGTTTAGGTATTGCATGCTCTTCTGCTAGTTGTCCTAAGACTTCTGCATCAGTACTATGCGCACCTGTACCCGTTTTCTTGCCTGTAGGCTTAAGACCTACAAAATCAAATAATAACTCTCGTAATTGTACTGTGCTATTCGGGTTAAATTCTTTTGACTTTACTTGTTCAAATCTTGCTACTTCATCAAATTCATATAGTTCAGCAACTGCTGAATCAATATCTTCTTGCATAAGAACAGTACCTTTTGCTAGTCTATCTTTGTCAAAAGGCACACCGTGGTCTTGTATATCTGTCAACATTCTACAGCCTGGTATAAGTATATTTTCATACACAGACCAAAGCTTAGGGTTTTTCTTGACAGCAGGATATAACTTCTCAAAGACTAATAGTGTTACTACTGCGTCCATTGCAGCATATACTTTCATAACTTCGAAAGGAATACTATCCCATTGAAAGTCATCTTTAAGTATTCTATTTTGCCTTTTGTAAGTGGCTATCCAATCATGCATTGGTTTTTCATAATCTCCATAAGGAGTATATTTCAGAGCAAGTTGTTTTAGTCCATGTGTGCCAGGTACTTCTTCTAAACAATAGTGTAGAAGCATGGTGTCATGGAACTTTGGAAACTTGAATCCAAAGTGATATTCAAAGAAGGCTAAGTCAAACTTTGCATTATGAAAGACTACTTGTTTTGTGTCAAATATCTTTTGCATTAGTTGTTCTACTTCTTCGTCTATTATGTCTGTGAGTACGTATGCACCCTTATCTTTTTCGTAGGATAAGCTAAAGCCAATCATATGACCATCTCTAGGATATAATCCTGTTGTTTCAGAGTCTAAACCTATGAATTGATTAGGGTGTGCAAGTGCAGCTTCTAAGAACTGCATTGCTTCTATCTTTGTATCAATACCTATGGCATTATCTTCTGTTACTTTTGCTACTACTAAATCTCCACTAATAAACTTAGTAATGTTTGTTTTACTTTCATCCCACAAAGGCTTTGCCTCTGGTTTGAAAGAAAGCATGGCAGGGTTAATTACTGGAAGATACTTGTCTTCCACACACCTACCACTATATTCTGTTATTGAATTTATACTTGTAAAGTATTTCAGACTTTCTGAACCTACAAGTATTATCCAATCAAAATCAGCTGTATTGATTTGTATATCAACATCAGCTTTTAAAATCTTTTTCTTACTACTGTCTGAGCAGAGAGCAAATCTCTCGAACTCAAACGCATCATCAAATCTGTCCGCCCAGTTTGTGCGACTCATCTTTGATTCTATTATTGCTACTTTTGCCATATTTTTCCCATTTATAAACTATATTATATCAAATTTTAACCGCCATGTCAAGAAGAATATAACCTCTCCCTCAAACTGTGTACCTTCACTTCGGCTAGTGCGCCTGGGTCTATGTTTGCACCCAAGTTTACATTTCTACTTACTAGTCCTACTTTTTCCGCCAGTACTTTGACATTCTCTGCGGCTGATTGCCCTGCTTCGTCCCCATCAAAAACTATATCTACTCCATCTATGTTTTGCATTTTCAATATAGCTAATTTATCTGCATCTATATTATTTGTTCCAAAACAACATACTGCATTTGTTAAACCTTTATCATGTAAGTTTATCATATCAAAGATACCTTCTACTAGAATTATCTTTCCTTTGACAGACTTAACATTAGACGGGAAAAGAGGCATAATGGCTTGGGGAGGATATATTAAGTACTTTGGCCTTTCGGTCATAGTCATATGTCTACCATTAAATGCTACTACTTTTCCCGTAATGTCACGGATAGGAAAAACGATCCTGCCGTTGAAACTCCTATCATGATGTAAGAAGGCTTCAAAGTGTTTATAGGTTTCGGGTTTTATTCCTCGCCAGTTTCCCACATAAGGTGCGAAACCTTTGGGAAATTCAAAACCAATACTTGAGCTTCTTGTTTCCTCTATTTTATCTTTTAGCTTTTGTCGTCTTATTTCTAAGAAGTTTGCTTCTGCTCCGAAGTGCTTAAAGATGCTACCGCGAAAGCCACAAGCAAAACAATGAAAGATGCCTGTAACGTTGTCCACCCTCATACTAGGATTTTTATCCTGATGATCAGGGTTTAAACAACCTATGACATAGTCTCTACCCGAGACTTTAAAGTCAAGATTTCTTTCTTGTAATAACTCGTCTACTCTCACTAGCTAACAACCAATATCACTACTAGGATCAGAATCATCGCTGTTATTATCTCGATCATGTTCCCATTTTAGTTTTTCGCCTAAGTCTTCAAAATCCGTCATTTTAGTTCCTTGCCCATCAGCTTCATGAGAATAGTACAGGCTTTTGAATACTACCTCTTGCATCTGGAACCAAATTGCGATCGCTTTGCTTCTAAACTCCTCGTCACTCCAGACATAAAATACATTATGCCAGTCTTCAAGGAATCTGTGAACAGTTATGTTTATGTTATAGTTTTCATCTATATTGTCGCGAATATGAGATACTGCCCGTATTCTTTGACTACCCGCTATTGGATACCAGCTCTGCATACATAAGTGAGGGTTCTTAATTCCTTCTTTAAGTATACTTTCTACTAGTGGTTCGTTTAGCGGAACTTGATTTATATTTTCTACAACTGTTGGTTGTGATAATATAAAATTCGTGGTAACTGCTCTCACCTCAAAAGGTGGTACAGCTACTAAACCTGCGGCTTTTTTGCCTATTCTATCTGACGCCATTTGGGTCTCTCCCTATAGCAACGTCACTTGTAAATCTATTAAATTTATCCATAAGAGATTCTTTTGATATATCTATTCCTGTTTTCCATTTTTTACCTGTCTTGGTCTCTTCAAAGTGTTTTTCGCCATTATTAAAAGCTATCTCTATAATACCAGCACTAGCGTGCATATATTTAACTCGTTTTCCCCACTCTTCGGCTTCCATTAATTCTTTATGTTTTTCTACTTCATCTCTATACTGCGTCATGTATATCTTCTCCTGTTGAAAGACTATCTTTTATAGCATCTCTATCTTTAGGGTTCATAGTTGACTGAGGACCAATCTTTAATGTCTCCCAGTCCATAACACTAGTGAACCCTTCCATTTTTGCACTACGCATCTTTGTACAGTTGAATGTAATACATTCATCTTCGGGAGACCATGTTTCCATAGTAAACGCCGCGTCTGCTGCATCTAAGATACCCTTTGCAAATCTTGCCTCTCCTGTATTATCTGTTTGATAAGGAGAGAATACAGGCACTTCATATTCCTGTGCCATAGCTTTCAAAGCCTTACTGACTTCGATTTGTTCTGTCCAATCATACTGTCCACCTCTAGCAGGAACATTTGATCTTTTAACTTGGTTTATGTAATCTACAATAATTACTCCAACATCTGTCTGTTTTACTTTTGCCTCTAACTCTTTTCGTATTCTAGTGAGACTTAGTACTGGATCGTAGACCACTTCTAGTTGTCTGTCTTTGTGTAAAGGATTTTTTATGAGCGCACCATGAAAGTCATCAAAGTTTCTATCATCATAGAATCTTGGTAATAATTCATTACCGCCTTCAAATCGTCCTGCCCACCATTCTGCTACTCTGTTCCACTCAACGTTTGTTAAGTTTTTAGTAGTTAATCTTCCTACAGGCACTCTTGCACCTAGAGAACACATTCTTTGCAATATAGAACGACTATCCATTTCTATTGTAAAGTAAATAGCACTTCTACCTTGATTGTAAACATTAGTTGCAATATTTACACAAGTAAGAGTTTTACCAGCACCTCTACGACCACCAATTAACACTAAGTCTCGAGGAGAGAACTTCATGCCTTGGTCATACTCATCATTGAGTCCGAGTGGTAAATACTTTTTAAGTTGATCTTCAGAATCAAACAGACTAATTGTTTTCATATCTTCTTCTGGTGCTTTTAAATCAACTCTTTCTCCTATGTCCAAAACTATTTGTTGTAGAGACTCTACATTATCTTCTGCAGCCGATATGGCTACTGTCTTTTCAATAAACTTATCTAATTCATCTAAGATTTCTACTTGAGTATATTCATTTTTTAGATACTCGAGCAGAACCCAGGCGTCGACATCTACTTCAACAGCCTCTACAGCAAATATTTTTTCTTGGAGCTTCCTATCACGAACGGATAGTTTGAGGTCTTCGAAAGTCGGGAGACTCCCAAAGTTCTTTAAGTGAGTGGATATAACTTTATGAACGGATTGATATTCGCCAGGTAAATAATTCTCCCTTAGGTTTCCCCAAGTATCAAAATCTTCTTGCGTAATAATTTGCTTCAGTAAAGCTGAAGTTAAGTTCAATGTATATCCTCCCAGATAAAGAAAGACAAGGGAGACGAATCTCCCTTACCTTATGAAAATTAAAAAGAATTAGCTAGAAGCTTTTTCTTTTCTTGCAGCGCCGTCGTAGTCAGCACAAGTTAACCCTCTACGAGTTAGCATTGTTTTAACGCCTCTTACAGTTTTGCCAATTTCGTCAGCTATAGCTTCGACACTCATGTCGGCTAAGTCACTAACTTCCGCTAAAGGATCTGCTTTAGAGCTACCTTTAGTTTCTTTTTGCTTAGGTATAGCGCCTATGTCGCCACTTCTAAGTAAGCTAAGAGCCTTTCCTCTGATAGAGTTAACAGTTTTGCCAAGTGCGTCTGCGATTTCTTCAACAAATGCACCATCGTTTACCATGCTAGTAAAGGTTGCTTCTTCTTCGGGAGAGTAAGTTCTAACTGATTCGGGTTTCTCAGCTGGTTTTACATGAGAAGTTAATTCCATTGAGAGGATCTTCCCTTGTATTGATTTGGCAGAGAATGCTCCACTCTCGAAAGAGTTAGCGATATCTGCATAAGTATAAGTACCTGTGTTATCAGTTACAAATGCTTGTAGTGTGGCTTCTTGATCTTCAGAAAAAGTTCTGTTTGATACTGAAGAAGCTAGTTCTACGTCGTGTCCCATTTTTCTTAATTTGCTAGAAACTGATCTTGTTGATGTTTCTAACTCATCAGCAGCGTTAGCTACTGTGGCTTGTGAGATAGGTGACTCACTGCCTACGAAGTCAACTAATTGTTGAGTTCTTTCATCTGTCCATTTTGGTAATGCCATGATTATTTTCCTATTATTTCTTCTAAGTTTGTTATTATTCTAACACCCCTGTCTCGGGCTGTTTGTGTTTTTGTGGATTCTACTCCACTTTCGTTTACTAAAATTGTTACATCTTTGGTTAAACTGCTTTTCACAAGATAGCCCATTTGTTGTAATACTTCTGTAGCGGCTGCTTTGGTTTTATAGCTAGTTAATTTTCCTGATATACATACGACCCCTTCTGTAGCATTCGTTTCTAACTGATGTTTTGTGATTTGTTGCCATCTGAAAGGTAGTCGGTCATATCCGTCTGTAAATTCTTCAATTATCCAATCTAGTAAATTGTTTGTAGCAGCTGGACCAAGCCCTGCTTTCTCACAAGTTTCTTCTGTTATCTCAGCAATATTTTGTATTACTGAACAGATTTTATGAGAAGCTGTCTTACCTATTAACTTTATGGAGAAAGCGGGGAGTAACTCTGACAAGTCAGTTAGTTTACTATTCTCTATTTCTCTATGCAGTTTCACTGCTAATTTTTCGGAGCCCAATGCGTCTATCATCATATCTAATGGTAGCTCGTATAAATCAAAGAAGCTTACTACTTTTAATTTTTCTATTGTGGCTGGGCCGAGTCCCTTAATTTTAAGAGTCTTTGCAAAGTGTTCCAGTTTTTTACTTGTCTTTCCAGAGCAATCTGGGTTGTAGCAAAATAGCTGATCTTTCTCCCACACAAGGTCTGTTCTACAAGTAGGGCAGTTTGTTGGTGGTAGTATCGTTTGCAATGTTTGTCTCTCAATTTCTATTTATATATTATAACAAAAATAAGTTGCCATGTCAAGATTTATTTTTCGGAAAGTCCTGAAGAATGAGCGAATCAATTTTGAAACACTCAGTGTGACCTCCAAACTTGACTTTTGGTTCATATTTGTCATGTTGGTAAATTTCGTGTAGGTATTGTTCTTGAATCCATACATGATAAAGAGTATCTGACCAAGTTTTTTGAATACGAATATCATATCCTTTAAAACCGCCACTACGCTTAATTACGTGTCTCCAATCTTTTCCTGAGGCTATACCTACCTTTATACATTCTCTTTCAAATGTCTTTTTGTTTACTAGAACAATACCGTATAAGACTCCGTCTTTCTCAGCATCCTCAGGGTGGTTACGAAAATAAGTTTCGTTATACTTGCCTATACTTGGCAACTAGACTCTCCGTACTATTCTTGGTATAATTTCTCCACTACGAATTACTTCGACTGTGCAGCCTATCTCTAAGTTTAGTGCTTCGATATGTGCCATGTTATGTAGAGTTGCTCTACTAACAACTGCACCCTCAATCTCAATGGGTTTTAGTATTGCTACTGGGGCAACAACTCCTGACTTTCCAACGTTCCATAGAACATCTACTAACTCAGTTTCAACTCCATCTTGTATTGTTTTAAAGGCATAAGCGCCTCTAGGGTGGTGAGCAGTATAACCTCTACTCTCAAATTCTGCGTTATCATCAATTCTAAAAACTAATCCATCATCTGGGTACTCGCTCCAATCACTATCAAGTACAGTATCAAAACCGAACTGTCTTGCTTGATTTAAATCGTGCGTCCAAGTATCTTGAATAAAAGGTTGTACACCATATGCTATGAACTTCAGTTCTCTACTCTTAAATTCTTCAACATCTTTTAAATTCAACGCACCTGCAGCATAGTTTCTAGCATTTTTAATTTCTTTTCGTGCTACTACTTCGCCTGTTACTTGTTGAATATAAGACTCGCTTCCATGAAACATATCGGGAACGAGTGTTCGTAGTTGTTCTGTTACATCAAGACCTCTCTTGCCATCACCTCTAGTCAACGCTTGAGAAAACTTTCCTTTAAGATACAATAAAGAAACCGCAGCTCCATCTAACTTAGGAGTTACGACTACTGAGTTTTTGTACTTATTAAAAGGATCTTTATCTGTTTCGTTGTCAAATACCTTCTGTAAAGAAAACATTTGATATTGGTGGGCGATTCTATTGTCTTGTTTTGTGCCAACTTTATTATAGTTTATAGACTCTGCTAGTCTATCGAACTCCTCGTCTGAAATGACAGGCGTACCATTATAATACTGGTCGGCAGCGTAATCTAAAAATTCTGTTGTGCTTTGCATTATTTTCCTGTAATAATTTTATTATTTCTAATATTATAACAAAAAATAACAACCAAGTCAAGAACTAAATTTAGTTTAGGTAAATTTCATCTAAAATATCTTTGAAGTGAGTCTCCAAGGTGTCTTTTACTTCCGCTAGGGATAGTATCTCAACTAACCCTTCGAATAACGCCTTTGAGTTTTGGAAATCAAGAGCCATGGCTACGCCGTCCTTACTAGGCTTAAAATCTCCATCAAAGTCTAAGTAATACTTCCTAAGATGTAAATACTCTGTGCCTCTGAACTCATTAATTGTCAATTTCACTTGCTGTGTACCATCAGCACTCTGTGAAATTAATTTTTCATACGCTTCGGGAGCGTCATGTATATTCATCGTCTATTCCTCAGTATTGCACTAAGGGGAACGATGCTTGTCACATTCATTGGTCTTAACAACCTGTATGAATCTGTATCCCAACAGAAAAGAAGAACTGTGTCATGCGTTTCCTTGGCACGGTTCTTCTTGCTCTGAATATACTTATTGTCGAAATTTAAAGTACAAACATTGTACTTTAGCTTTCTTGAGTTGGTACTTCTATAAGTGATAACTGCGTCACCACACTTATCAACTTGACTTATAAAGTCTGCTTTTTTCACTAATATACTCCATTACTGTTAAGAAAACTCTTTCTTTTAGTAATGGTAGTACTAGATTACCACAAACCCCATATTAATATTACCACTACCAATACTAGTAATATCTGTTCAATAGCCATTAGTTATTGATTGCGCTGATCACACCTGCAAAATAAACTGCAGCTTTGCCAGTTAGCTTGTCAATGATATCAGCGTCAATTTCTTGACCTGCATCAGTTAAAGCACCCTTTAGGGTTTCCTGTGCGTCTGCTTTGCTTACTCTAGCTGTACCTGTACCACCTGTTGATGATGCAGAACTTCTAGCTGCAGGAGACTTCTTCACATAAACGCCAGCTTTTGTCAAAATCATTCTGACTCCATTAGGTGATTCACCTAATTGCTCAGCGATGTCTTTAACAATCTCCATTGATGTTTCTGGAGTTGCTTCTGCTTCTGTGTAAAGTTCAACGGCTTCGGCTTTACTTTCGTCTGTCCATGCCATTCTTCTTCTCCTTTTTGTACCTCGATAGCCAGGGTATGTGCCGAGTCTCTCGAGTTGTTGTTGATAAAATCTATCTCCCATATATAAATATTATACAGAAAAATAAACGCTATGTCAAGAACTGTTTTTTGATTATATATCAAATTCCTTTTGTAAATTCGCATATTTTACATATGCACGATATTTCTGTTCTGATTCTTCAGCAACCATTGACTGTAGTTGCTTTATATTCTGCCTAAGGATTGCGATCTCCTTTTTTTGCTCACATAATAATACTCTTAATTCCTCTTCAAGCGTATCGTTTAACATAGTTAGTTTCCTATTTTTTCTAGATAATCTAGTTTTTCTTGAGCTGTAGCTGCCAGCTCTATTTGTTTATCGACCTCTGCTAATACATCAGAGTGTTCTCCAATGCCTACAGGGTGTCTTAAATAAATTTCTATGTTAGCCGTAGCTTCTGCCATTTGACCTTCATACTTTAATTTAAGAGCTTTTTTCATTATCGTTCTCATTATTTCTCCATTACTGAGTTCACATATCCTATACAAAATCTTTTTCGCACATTGTCGTTAAAGACCACTCTTACTATAGGTATTGTTATTATTAATATCCCTAATGCAAATATTATCGCATGTAAGGTTCTATATTGAATTATTATACTATCAGGTTTATATGCCCTTATCATTCTAACACAGATAAAGTATGTCCGCATAAATAGCATAATAGTCGTCGCGATGTACCCCGCAAAGAGGACTAGTAAAATGTCCATATTTTAATTCCTTATGCTGGTTAAACCTCAGCGCCGTACTTTTGTAAATGTTTCAAGCTACCTAAGTCATAGGCTATTGCATGGGCATTATACCCAGCATGCTCGAGAAAGCCAAAGTAAGAGCTTTCAAATTCTGTTTCTTGTATTACATAGATATGGTAGCACTCTGCCCCATACTTTTCTATGTAGTTTGTTTGTTTGGTATTAGGCATTACCTTTTTAATTATAGCAGGTAAATCTTGTCTAGCATACCATACTTTTTCTCCAATCTCAAAACTTTCTGCTACACACTCGTCTGGTAAGTAGCCTATCTTTGCACCTGAGCCTTTTTCTGTTGCTGGTCTTTTTTCAGGTACTCCTGCTCTATTTATTATATTCTTAACAAAAGTCGAAGAACGGTACATTGATTTTGCTATTTCTGAAATAGGTTGTTCATTTAAATACCACTCTATTACTTGTTTTATTTCTGAGTCTGTGGCTTTAGTTCCTTTTAACTGTGATTTTCGTACTGCTCTATATTGCATGGTTTCATCGTGCTCAGCTAGAATCTTGTTTAATCTTGTCGTATTATAACTAATGTTAAGCATTTCACACGCTTCTTTTTTAGTAATAGGACTACTGCCTGTAAGTGCTTCTTGCACTCTTGCTATAGTAATTTCGTCTAGCTTTTCTGTTTTCTTCGCGCGTACTCCACGTGCTGCCATTATTCTACTCCTTCTTGCATATGGTCTTCAAAACATCTATGTTCTTTCTTTTCGTGTTTGTGCATCTCTCCTAAAAGTATTACCGCATAATGTATAATCTTATATAAGTCTTTTTCATTCCTGCCTTCTTTTTTTCCGAAACGCTGGGCATATTTAATTATATTGCCAATGCAGAAGCCTTCTCCATGACCTGCGTCAAAAGTAACTTCTGTTGTCTGTATGTCTCCAGAGCCATAATGTTGTTCGTATGTTTTGTCTATGTATAACTTTAGTTTCTCTAAAATTACATCTTCGTTAAATTTATTTTTCTCTGTAAGCATACCACATATCCTTTACTTTATCTTTTGTTTCCCAATAATAGTCTGTAACTAATATAAATCTTATTAGGTAATACCAAACAAGAAATGAAAATACCCACTCAAAAAGAATAAAAGGTAATAAGAATAAATCTATCATGAATTTATCCTCAACA